TGATGCCGACCCGGTTGGCAAGGAAATCTCCGAGGTTCTGGAGCGAGCGTTATCGTACACGATGGATGATTGCGATTTCGACCGGTACATGCGTTTGGCGATCAAGGATCAGCAGATTTGCGGGCGCGGCGTTACGCGGGTTCGCTACGATCCGGTGTTTAGTGAAGAATCCGACGAAATGGGCGACCCATACGATGATTTGAAGAGTGAGGAGGTCAAGTTTCAGCATGTGAACTGGGCTGATTTCCGCCACGGCCCCGGTCGTACCTGGGAGGAAGTCGAGTGGGTTGCTTTCAGTCATTTAATGACGCGGGACGCTTTGCGCGACAAGTTCGGCGACAAGATCGGCGACGAGGTCGAGCTTGATTACACCCCCATCGGCATGGAAGACAAGGACGGTGACTCTGTTGCCGACACGTTTAAACGCGCAACGGTATGGGAAATATGGTGTGATCGCCAGAAAGAGGTGATTTTCATCTCCAAGAGCATGAAGGAGCGCCCGCTGAAAACGGACCCCGATCCTTTACAGCTTCGCGGGTTTTTCCCGACTCCCCGGCCCCTGTATTCGACAGAAAACACGGACAGTCTTGTCCCGGTCGAGCCGTTTCGGTTTTACCGTGATCAGGCCAACGAACTGGACAATATCACGCGCAGAATATCCGGCATTATCGCCGCCTGTAAGGTACGCGGGATTTACGACAGCACGATCACGGAAATGTCCAATTTGATGGACTCCGGGGAGAATATGATGATCCCCGCGCAGGATGTGCTGCCGCTGATGCAGTCGGGTGGGCTGGATAAAGCGGTCTGGATGTGGCCGATTGAGAAGATCGCGGGGGTTCTGAACGAGCTTTATAATCAGCGCGAGCAAATCAAGAAAACCATCTATGAAATCACCGGAATTGCCGACATCATGCGCGGTTCCACGGCTTCGTCCGAGACATTGGGTGCGCAGCAACTCAAGGTGCAGTTTGGCACCATGCGCCTGGACGATATGGGCCGTGAAGTTCAGCGATATGCTCGCGGTCTTGTCCGTCTTGCTGCGGAGATTATCTCGGAGCATTTCAGCCCCGACAGTATTGCCATGATGACCGACATCAAGCTGCCCTCGCCGGAAGAAAGGATGATGGCGCAGCAGCAGGCTCAGATGATGGCCCAGCAACAGCAGCCGATACCGACCCAGTTGGAGGAGATACTCCAGAAACCGACCTGGGACGAGTGTCTGCAAGTCCTGCGGGATGATAAGCAGCGTTCCTATCGGGTTGATATTGAGACTGATTCCACCATTGCCGGGGATCAGGCGATGGATCAGAAGTCGGTGACCGAGTTGTTAAGTGGGATTTCGACATTCATCAGCAATGCCGGTCCAGCGGTCGCGGCGGGGTATTTGCCGCTTGATGCGGCCAAGTCGTTGCTGATGTCTGCGGTCAGGCGGTTCCGGATGGGCCGTGAAGTCGAGGATGCCCTTGATATGATCGGGGAAGACGGGGATGATTCCGGTGCTGCTGGAGATGGTCAGGAGATACAGGCCCAGCAGATGGAACAGCAAGCGGCGGCTCAAGCCGAGCAGATGAAGATGCAGGCGGAACAGGCGAAGATACAAATGGAGCAGCAGAATTCTGCGGTCAAGGCCCAGGAGGCGCAGCAAAAAGCGCAAATCGAGCAAGACAAGATGCAGATCGACGCGAAAGTCCAGCAAGCGTCCCTGATGATCCAGGAGCAGGAGATCGGGCTGAAAGAGCGTGATATGGCTTTGAGGGAATTCGAGGCGCAGAAGCCTGAACCTGATCTCGGCATGAAAATCCAGGCTGATATGCAAATGGCGCGTGAAAAGATGGAATTCGAGGCGGGTGAGGCCGACAAGCAGCGTCAGGTTGATCTGGCAAAGGCGATCATGGCCGAATTCAACGGGCCTGAAGTTAATATGACCAGCCCTGAAGATGCCCTGGCGCGAGCGTCCGAGATAATGGCTCGAATTAATGAAGTCGTTTCAGCGACACGCGATGTCGGGGGTATGCCGCTGGCAGAAACCACCGTGATGGTCATGGACGATGATGACGAGGATTTCATCGAGCCGGTGCTGCAATGAGCATTTATGCGGACAAATATGGTGATATCGAATGGACGGCCAAGTCACGTTCGCGCAGGGTCCAGATCGATTATTCCTTGAAGCGGTCCCATCTTGCTGCGCCGTATGTGGCGGGGGACTACCAGCCATATGACTGCCCGATAACAGGCAAGATCATTGATGGCCGTCGCGAACACAGAGAGAATCTGGAGTTGCACGGTTGCCGGGTTCACGAAAAAGGTGAATTCGAGGACGTTAAGAAGAACGGCAAAAAGCGAATAGAGGCGTCGATGGACGCGGCGATAGACAAGTCGGTGGATGCAATTGCCCGACAGATTGATTTTTAGAGGGAAACCGTGATGGCGGATGATGTGGAAGATGTCGTTGTCGAAACGGAGTCTATGGATGATTTCATGGGCGCTCAATTCGATGCCTTGAATTCGGAGGATGCCGTGATCGGCTCTCCAAAGGTCGAGGTCGCGACTCCTGAAGTCACGCCCACTGAAGAATCTGGGGTGTCTACACCCGATAAAGATACCGTTGTGAAAGCAACGGATGACGCAGACAGCGAAGGCTCTGAACCTGATAATCAGACCATCACAGCCCCGCAGTCCATGTCTGCGAAGGACCGCGAGACTTTTTATGCGTTGCCGCCTGAAAACCAGCAATGGATTTCAGATCGCGTCAGGGCGCAGGAAGCGGACTACACGCGGAAGACAATGGAAGTAGCGGAACAGCGGAAATTGTACGACAAGTTGGAGCAGACCATTGCGCCCCGGCGTCAGCAGTTTGCAATGAACGGAATGGATGATGGCACCGCCATAGGTCAGCTTTTCGCCCTTTCCGATTATGCAGATGCAGACCCCGTTGGTTTTACGCGCTATCTGCTTGAACAGCGTGGAATTCCGGTTTCTGCCTTGAATGAAAGCGGCGGAGAATACCCCGTCGATCCTCAAATGCTTGAAATGCGGCAACGCATCGAAGGTTTCGAGAATCATTTTGCACAACAGCAGAACCAGCAGTTGGAGCAAGAGGGCCAGGTCGTTTCAGGTGTCATAAATGATTTCGCGACAGCGAACCCATTCTATGCAGAACTTGAAAGAGACATGGTCCCGATTGTTTCCGCTCTGCGTGAGAGTAAACCCGGACTTACAAGCGACCAATATCTTCAAATGGCCTATAAGATGGCCCTGGCGACCAATGACGAGGTTTCCGGGAAGATCGAGGTCGACCGCAAGGCTAAATCCGAAGCCGAGCGGATCGCCAAGGCGAAGAAAGAAGCCACGGCGGCAAAGCGGGCCGGGGGTACTAACATCAAGGCCACTGGCGCGTTGCCAGCGGGTGCTGCGAAAGCGAAAAGTGTTGATGATTTCATCGGAGCTTTGGTGGACGACCGCATGACGGCCTAGATATGAAAGGGCATTATCATGCCAGCCAATAGTTCATTTACGGAAATCTCGGCGATTACCTATCGCCACTTCAAGAACACTTATCTTGAAGATAACATTTCGAACCACACCGCTCTGCACCAGCGGCTGACGGAAAAGGGTCGCGTCGATCTTATTTCCGGCGGCTGGGAAATCCAGATTCCGCTTGATTACGCGGAGAATGGCACTTATCAGCGGTATAGCGGTTATGACACGCTCGACATCGCACAGTCGGAAGTGTTCACCGCTGCCAATTTCGCATGGAAACAGGTCGCCATTAACGTGGTGGCGTCTGGATTGGAAATCCGGCAGAACAGCGGCAAGGAAGGCATCATCAAGCTTGTCAAGAACAAGCTGAAGAATGCGATGCGTACCGCTGGCAACAATTTCTCGACCGACATCTACAGCGACGGCACCACTGCCAACCAGATCAACGGTTTGCAGGCTCTCGTTTCAGATGCTGGAACGGGAACTGTTGGTGGGATTGTTTCCGGGACTTATACCTTCTGGAAAAACATCCTTCAATCTGCGGCCAGCCCGTTGCAGGGCGGTGGGGCTATTACGCCAAGCTCGACCACTATCGAAAGCCTCATGCTTCCGTTGTGGCTCAACCTGACGCGTAACAACGACATGCCTGATCTTATTGTCATGGACGATACTTACTTCACGTTCTTCGACAATAGTCAGACCAGCATCCAGCGTTATACGAATACGACCGATCTGAAGACCGGAACTACTTCGTTGAAGTACAAAGGCGCGGACGTGGTGTATGACAGTTCGGCGGCTGGGATGCCGGATGCTCACGCGTATTTCCTGAACACCGACTACATCGGTATTTGCGCCCATCGTGACGCGAATTGGACGGAAGTCCCCGAAAAGTCGTCGGTGAATCAGGATGCCCAGGTTTTGCCCATCATTTGGCAGGGCAACATGACCGTGAGCAACCGTTCACTTCAGGGTGTAATGAAAGCCTAGTTCGGCTTTTGTTCAAACTCTATTTCCTGAAAGGAAAAAACCATGTCTGACTATCAAATTGTTAATCCGATTGTCGGGACGCAGAATATCGCGGACACCTCGACAACTCAAAACCAGCCACTCGGAACCATTGTCGAGGCGGTGGATCGCGCTTCCACTGCCTACGGTGCCGGTGAGTTTGTTTATCTCAAGGGAGTCGCATCGACTGTGCTTGGCTCCTTTGTGACGTACAACGCAGACGACAATTCAACCGCGCTTCTGGCTGCTAATGCCATCGGCCCGGTTGCCACCTCAATGTCGATCAATGTTGC